ATAATGAGCATTCAGAAGTTTGTGTGCTTCTTCAAGTTTGGGTTTATCCCATGAAAAACCATCGGGAAGTTTGATTGGTTCATTTACAACATTCTTCTCCTTTTCAATTTCCTTGCCACTTTCATATACAGCACCTTCTTGAGGCACAGGTTGTTTATCCCAAAATGTCCTCATTTACAATACAAGTAGCTTAAAGTTTTAAGTATTGTGTAAGATATAAACATGTCTCTTGAGCAAGATTACACTACTGTTCCAGGTCAATTGTATGCGTGCCTCTCTGTTGTCGGACCAGAGGCTCCACAGAAGAATGATAAGTTTGGTATCAAGATTCGTGGCGCCTTTGCCTCCCGCGACGAGGCTGCGGCGCATGCGAAGCGTCTCCAAAAGGAAGATAGCACCTTTGACATCTATGTTGTTGACATGTACAAGTGGCTCCTCATTCCACCAGATCCCCTCAAGATTGAAGATGTTCACTATCAAAACGAAAAGTTGGAAGAGATCATGAGCGGTTACAAGGAAAATCAAGCTGAAGCTGCGCGTATGTTCAACGAGCGTAAGCGTGATATGATGGAGGCTAAGTCATATGTCAAGCCAGGTGACGAGAACTCTATGTTTTACACCAGACCAGACGAGCCACCAGTGAGCCACCCAGCTGATGTTATTGAGAAGCTCAAGAAGGAAAAGCCAGATGCTCAGATGGAAGACCTCGTGAAGGAAGCTGATGCCATTGTTGCGGCAGAGATTGAAGAGCGACGCAAGTGGCGTGAAGCGCGAGACGCCGAAGCCTCTACCGAAGCCAAGATTGAAGAAACCAAGGATGAGGGTGAACCAGAAGTCTCTTCAGCCTAAATTAAATATTCGTTAATTTTAGAACAAAATGTGGAAAATAATTTTGACCATTATTTTGACTAGTGCGTTCTTTATTTTGTTTTTTGAACCAAGTAACATTGTGACTTCAAAAAACAAAAGTAGGAGAGTTAAGGTGGATACAGCACACGGATTCATTGAGGATACACGCGACGCGTTCATCATACCTATGTATCCAACTCAAGTTATGAATCGTGATATCACAGGAAAGATCATTCCAATTTATGGAGACACAGGCAACTTTACCGGATACTCAAGCGTACCTGAGGATCACTGGTTGCATGGTTTTCCCCATGAAAAAGCCGAGTAAAAACACAGCAAATGCTATGATCCATACCGACTTATCAACATTTGAGAAAAAATCATTTCTGTCTGTTGGGTATGCGTGAAATTGTTGTTGTTGTGGTGGATACATCATTTCAGAAGGTTGAAAATAGTATTCCTCTTCGTTTATAGGTGTACTATCTTCATGCTTCTCTTCCTTTTCTTTAAATGGATCCTCTACTGGATTGTAATCAATTGGATTTCCTATATCAGTTTCCATTTTCTAATATAGATTCTGTTTTTTTTAAGCACCTTCTTCCTCACTTTCTTCTTCATCGTCGTCTACCAAAAAATCCTTCAAACTACCTTCATCATCGTCATCATCACTCTCATCGTCGGAATAATATTCATCTTCAGTGTCAATATCAGATCCCAAATCGGAATCGTGATCTTCGGGGGCGTAATCGTCTTCAAGAATAGTTTCTTCTGGTTGATAGAGTTCTGGCTTCTTTATCTGTCGCCCTGATCGTGTCCTGGTCTGAACCATTTAAATAAATAAAGACTCCTGCCTTTTAAGTATCTTTTCTTGTATTTCTTCCCTAAAATCAAAATCGGCATACAGTGCGAGCTCTTCAAGGGCGTTTTGGGCATCTATATGACGACCCTCACTCTTGTATTTTAGATAATCTTTATAGAGTTGTGGGTGAATCCCTGAATACATATGAAATTCATCTATTTGGGGGATGGGTTGTGGTATTTCAATATCGTTGATGAGTTTTGCCGCAAGAAATACGGTGACACCAACGAGAATGAGAGCCATTCTTCTACTGTTGTGTTTTATTTTTTTGGGGGTGGTTTGAGTGCTTCCTTAACACTCCCACTAAGTTCGTGTGTTCTGGATCTACTCTTTGTACACACGGGACACTTTTGTGTTATTTTACTACCCTTAATGACATAGGACATTGTACAATCTTGGTGATCGCCCCCAATTGTTTCACAATATGTTGAAGTTGTGAGAGCGATGAAACCACCCCTCTGTTGTGTGATGCTTACAACGCGAGTGTCATCTGGACATTTCATACATCTGCGCATGAAAGATTCAAGGGGGCCTTTCACATCACTTTGTTTGATTTGGGGCTTCTCCTCAAACTTTTTGATTTCTGGACACTTTTTGAGATCCTCCTTTTTGGGATACAACTTTTCAACAATCTTGGGTGTGAGGGTATGTTTGCGACCATAGAAATCTTTACAAAAACCATCGCGTCGCCCCCTTATCGTTTCACACCTACAGAAACACTTTTGTGCTATACACGAACCACTGACATGAAACCATATATGATTGGAGCTATGAGCCCTCTTGAGGTTCTCACAATACTTGGAGTTGGTTGAAACGAGATAGGTCTCCTTGTGTTTGAAAAGTTTTGTCACCACAGAAGTAGACTGACCTTCCATATTCCTCTGAATGAAATCCTCAATGAGACCCTTGAGCTCATCATTCTCAATTTCATCTTTTGTTTGAGCATCGGTGAATGACCCCTCCTTTATGACAGAAGAGGGTGGCTCCACTGTAATGTGTTGCGGTTGTTCCGTCCGAATGGAGGACATTTTCAGAATATCCAAATTTGGTTGTGGATCAATTTTTGTCAATTTGCTGAGGGGTCCATGATTATAGATGAATAGAGGGAGGTAGGCAACTTGTACAACTTTTCCCTTTCCTTCACACTCCTCACACCCCTGGCCACCGCATGGCATATGTTTTGCCATCTTGTGGGACCATGGCATGCGAAAACCACTCCCCTTGGATTTCCTACGAACATCACCGTACACGGCGGCGTCTATAATTTCATTCCAATCCGTAGCGCCTTTAGCTCTTGAGAGTGCCACGAGAATGTGCTCCCTGAGAGCAATAGCCGATGGTTGATCTACAACAAATTCTGGCCAGTTGAGGTGGACGCCAGTCTTTGTATACTGCCCAACTGTTTTGGGAGGTGATACAGAGATTAGACAATCCTTACCACCATGGCGCTTTACTTTGTCACATATGATCTTACAAATATCCTGAATCTCTTCAATTGTGAGGGACCTGGTATCTTTGTAATCAATGTCCACGAAAAAGTTGTACCTGGGACTCTTCTGTTCAACGACAAACAGTTTCTCACCAGACTTCACAGCCTCTATGTACTTTTCGTGGAACTCGTTCAATTTATCAAATGGCACGGAAAGGACACCACCGTCCATGAGCACATGTGATAGATTGGTTGCATTGTTAAATTTTTGTTGTGTACACCACCGTTTAAACATACCTTTGTATCGCGTCTAACCTCTAAACCACCTCATAAAAGAAACATCGGCATACTCTTTAGGTGATTCTGCGAGATCCTTCTTGATGACGAGGAGTTCGTAGACTTTCTTATCTTCATTTTCCTTTATCCACTCTTCCACCTCTTCTGGACAGAGGCCTCTATTTGTTTTGAGGAGCTCTCCAATCTGCATTAAAATGTAAGACTTTGACTTCATTCTACTTTATAGAGAATGTTTTTCTATTGAGAGAACTTACACACGAATAAAACTCTGGATTTCTGAGGACATTGTCTACAATGAGTTTCCACCTCTTTCGGGTGTTGAACTCCTCAAGAGTATCAAAACTCATGTAGTCATTTTCATCAAAAGTCTTCTTTATTGGTTGTTTGTTAATTTTTTTGAGATTCGTTTTTTGTTTCTCCTCGTAGAACTTTCTTACGAGTGTTTGTTGTTGGGGTTTGGTATAGTCTACAAAAAAGATGAAAACATTATATTCCAAATCCACCGTTGGACTCTCTTTGACTGTAAATTTAAATTCTGTATACTCACCATTTTTGAGGGCAACCACACCACGAGTCTCTTCCTCAAGTTCACGGAGGGCACAACGAAGGGGATTGAAAATCTCCCGTCGTCTACACCCCCCTGTGACAAAAATCCAATCCTTAAAGCGCCGATCCCTCACAGTGAGGAATTTAGGCTTTTCGTCAGCAAAACTGACCGGTATCGCTATAGCTTTGTATTTTTTCATTGCGCATTCGCAAGTTATAATAAACGGATATGTTTATTCCTCCTCTTTTTCTTCGGCATCTTCCTTTTCAATTTCAGGTTCGGTTTGGGGTACGGGTTTCCCTTCGGGTGCACTGAGACGGTGCACGAGATGGGCTGAGAAATTCTTAAGATTTTCAACATC